TTAGCCGTTCCAAACGGAAGTATTTGTAAAATATGGATTTAATACTGCATTTTGGTCAGCAGTTGGGTTGTAACCAGTAATGTAGTTAGCCAATCCCTGACCCAATGTAGATGTTGGAGAACCCAAGCCACCTAAGAAAGCCGCATACGGATTGTTTGTCACCGCAGGGCTTGTCATCAAGTTACCTGAGATTTGTGCGCCTGTAAGACCGATACGACCCGCATTAGCACCCGCTGTAGCCGATTGTTGACCCAAGGAAGCACCCATCTGAAGTGGTTGTTGTCCAAGAGACTCAAGGTTCTGTACTTGACCCATAGCGGCTTGATAAGGCTGATAAGCCTGTACTTGACCACCAAAGTATTGACCCAATGCTTGAGAGCCTTGACCGAGCAAACCAGCGCCAAACAAGGTGTTCTGTTGACCTTCTCGTTGAGCATTAGCCGCCAGTTGTAGTTCTTGTTGCGCTCTTGCGTTATAGAGAGCCTGTAGTTCAGGAGTAGTTGCACCCAAAGTACCACCTTGAGCAACAGAAAGACCCGCACGACCTTGTTGTTGTAGTCTGTTTTGCAGATTAGCTAATTCCATCTCACGAGAAGGTTGCAACAATTGCATTTGCTGATTCAGATAATTCTGAGCAACATCTTGAGGAGATCGAGAGATATATTGATTACCCAAACTAAACAAACTTTGTGCGCCAGTTTGAAGTGGTGCAAATTGAGCTTGAGCGCCTTCAGCTTGTTGTAATCCAGATTCAGCTAACTTAACCAAACGATCTTGAGCTGCTTTAGCTTCTGGTGACAACTGATAACCCGCAGAAGTCATACGACCTGTTACAGGATCATATTTATATTCAGATGTACCAAAGCGAGTGGTCATCCCAACTGGTCTAAACTGAGAACCTGCTACACCCGCTTGAGTCGCCGCAGTAACATTCTGGGCGGCAAGTTGAGCAGCCGCTTTGTCTTCTTCAGTCTGAAGTAGTCCACCAACAGTCTTGAAACCGCTAGTAATAGTGTTAGCCGTATCAGCAATCTTTTTAGCCAAAGCTGCATCTGTAATAACTTTTTCTGCCGCTATCTCAGCCGCTGTTTTTACACCAGTATTAGTTAAAGCACTAGCACCAGCATTCTGTGTTTCAAAAGCAAGTTGTTCAGCCGCCAACTCTGCGGCAGTTTTTACACCTGTATTTGTAAGCGCACTTGCACCTGCGTTTTGTGTCTCAAATGCCAATTGTTCTGCGGCAAGTTGGGCGGCAGTTTTACCGCCAGTTAACAAGCCCGCTTGAGTAGTAGCAGATAAGTCAGTTAACGCACTAGCTCCTGCGTTTTGTAGTTCAAAAGCAGCCGCATCAGCCGCAGTTTGGGTCAACAAACCACCACCTGCACCAACATTAGCCACTCCCAAATCTGTCAGTGCGGAAGCACCCGCATTAGCCAATTCAAACGCTGAAGCCGCTTCTGCACCAGCCGCAGTAGCCGCAGTGGAACCAACATTGCTTAGCAAGCCATCAAATACACCAGCACCACCCGCAACGCCCAAAAGAGCCGCCTGAACAACTGGGTCTTTTAACGCATCTGCAATGCCACCAAAGAAAGATAACTCTTTCTTGGTTTTAACAGTATTTATAAACTCGCCAGTAGGACTGTAAATTTGAATTGGTGTGCCAACAGGGGCTTTATAGTTAGGATCACCATTAGTTTTAGATGTGTAAACAGTCTCAAGCGCACCAACTTGGTTATCTTCACCAGATTGACTATATTGGTATTGAGGGGCAACGACTGTATCACCTAGTGTTACGGACATTCCATTAGGTATTGTCGCCCCCACACGGGAAATAATCTGTCCTTCAGGTAGATTAACAGCACTAGCCAATTGAGTAGGTGATATTTTAGATTGCTCCATATAGGAAACAAGCTGAGCATCGCTAAGATTAGGATTGGCTAATAGATAGTCAATAATTTGTTGGTTTGTTACTGCCATGATATTTCCTTACAAGTCACCTGTATTTGTTGATGGGAATGTGCGTGTAATGCCTGGCCAAATAATTCGTACCGCACCGCCCGCACCATTACCCCCGCTATTAACTCCAGAGCCGCCCCAACTATACGCAGCACCGCCGCCTCCGCCATAAGCTCCACCAACACCGCCTTGGGTAGTTCCGCCACCATCGCTAGATGCCACATTAGCACCTTTTGCACCACCCGAACCACCATTGCCTCCACTAGCAGGAACAGAAGTATTAGATACACCAGCGCCGCTTGAGCCTTCCCCCAAAATACCTACACCGCCACCACCGCCACAAGGCCAATACTGGTTTGGATCACCATCAACATATCGCCCAGCTCCGCCACTGCCGCCGCCGCCTGATCCAGCCTGACTTGTGTTTGTACCATCGCCTACAGCCGTGCCATTACCACCATCACCAGAATAACCACCAGCGCCACCACCACCACCCATGTTAGATATTCCGATACCACCGCCATTCCCGCCACCAGTGCCAGTACCGCCCGAACCGCCTGATCCAGACACACTAGAACTACTAGCAAAACCGCCATTAGCCACAACAGTTGTTGTATTAAAACTAGATGCCCCACCATTGCCGCCAGCACTATCACCATTAACGCTTTTTGTTCCAAATGCACCCACAACAACTGAGTATGAATTACCAGGAACAACCGCTATATTGTTGCCGTACCTTAATTCGCCTCCACCCCCGCCAGCATTGGCAGTTGCGCCTCCACCGCCACCCACGCAAACAACGGAAACAGAGGTAACGCCAGCAGGGGCAACCCATGAAAAAGTACCAGCAGTCGTGAAGGCTTCTTGTCCAACAGGGGATAAACCTGTTAAGAATGAATTTAATGCTGCAAACATTATGGTGTGTATCCTTGTACAACATTCCCATACCAGTTAGTACCATCAGCTACGAAAGAAAAGATGTCCATCTTTCCCGCAGTAGCAGTAACAACTGGCGTTCCCGCAGCACTCCATTTAACACCAGCTGGGTGGCTAAATGTTGCAGTCCTACTGCCAGTACCATCTTGTCTGAGCAAAAGAATAAAAGACTTACCCGCAGTAGCAGTAGGCATTGTGAAAGTGCAATTGCCTGTCAATGTTGCTGTCTGAACAGTACCGCTAGTCAAAGCGATAGTCTGTGAAGTTCCTGTATTACCAATGGCAACAACACTCTCAACATAGTTCGTAACAGTTGGGTTTGTCAGGGTCTTGTTTGTCAGACCTTGAGTATCTGTAGTGCCAACAACATCACCAGTGGGCGCAGTCTTTAGTGCAAAAGCGGCTAGATCAGAGTCATAGTCTTGCTTGGTAGCAATAGCCGTAGCAATGTTGTTGAACTCAGTATCAATCTCAGTACCCTTGACAATCTTTGCAGGATTACCAGAGGTAAGGTTATCTTTAGTTGCGAAGTTCGTACTCTTGGTGTAATCGCTCATGATAATTTCCCATTTTTAGCTTGGATTTCTATCTTTTGAATAGAAAGTTGTGACCCGTTAATATCTGACTCATAGCCCGTCTGAACAACCTTACCAGTACCAGAAGCAGATACTTTCAATGTATTTAAAGCAACACCATCAGAGTATTCCGCTACTACTGTCGCATTAGCACCATATTCAGCAATGCCATACTCAGAGATGCCCTGAAGAGGAATGGTTGTTGTCGCACTTAAGTAGTTCGTCTTAAAGTCGAATCCCCATTTGAAGATAACTGCTTGGTTTGTTCCACCAATTACAACAGTGGAAATCTTCTTTAAAACAGATGTCTGGTTCACATTACCAAGGTCTGCATGGTTTGTGTAATACTGCATCCGATAAGTAGACTGATAGTCGTTATAGCCCGTATATTGACCAATATAACCATTCTTACCAATGTAGACAGCACCGCTTCTCAAAGATGTCAACGCTGTCGGAGTAATTGAGTCCCAAGTGGTTACACGGGAAGAACCATCTTGCAGAATAACTTTGGTATCAAAGCAGTAAACAGACTGAGTAACAGGCATCGTCAACAGATAGAAGCCTTCTCGCTCAGAGTAAACAGACTTAATGTTTGCCAATGTCTGAGAAGCAACATCGCTCATCAAATCATTACGCACATTCTTAGACAAGTCCCTCTCAGGAGCAGACTTCTCTTGAATCGTTCTCATCAATGAACGAACACCTGAGTTTGACAAAAAGATCACATCAGAACTGGTTGTCTGAACACTGTCTCTTGACAAGCAACCAATTCCCCCAACTGTGTCAGAAATAGACATCGTAGAAGGAGTAGTCGCACCCTGATAAACAAGAATCTGTCTCTTACCAAAGATAAACAAGAATCCATTGTGAGCAGCCAAGGCTTGAACTTCATCAGCACCATTAGGCCAAACTCTACTTGTGTCTAAATTACCAGTAGTGCCACCAGACCATACATGACCCGCAATCAGATCAGAGAAGCTAACAGTAACCTTATCTGTGCTAGAAGATGCCACCCACAAGCGACCATAAGCCGCTATAGCGACATTCCCACTAGGAACAGTCCCTACATAGCCACTCTTCTCAGAAACCCGTCTGTAGGTAGTTGTACTTACAGCAGGGTCATAAATGATTGG